CGCGCAATTTATTGCTCATTAGGTCTCTCCATAAATGAAAAAACCACCCGAACTAGGGTGGCTATTTGGGTGCGACCTATGGGTCGCAGTAGTAGTCGCGCTCAACGGAGCGCATCAATTCAATGACTTTTTTACATCAATGAAACCGCATCACGGGCCCGCTGAAGGCGAGGCGTACGAATAGTCTTGTCGGCTATCGAGGTGTGGGCCCGCCTTTGCATATTGACTAGGACTTGGTCAAAGCTCGCAATACCATCGACCATGGATTGTTGTTTGGCAGCTTGTGCTCCCAGGACTCTGCCTTGACCCATGCCAGAAAGAACATCAGCTAAGGCGACGTTCCTGCCTTTGGCGACCGCCTTGGTGAAGGCCAGGTAGTAATCATCTACACGCGATTGCATAAAGGCTTGTGCTTCGGGATCCAATGGGGAGTAAGGGTTGCCCTCGACTTTGTAAGGCCCTGCAGCGATGAGCGTTGTTTTGATCCCAGCTTCATCCATAGCCTTACTGAAATCCTGATGTGCTTGCCAAACACCGATACTGCCCACTTCACCACCTGGGGTCACGTAGAACTCGCTAGCTGAAGCGCCAATCCAGTAGGCAGCGGAAGCCGCTAAGCTATTGGCGATTGCCACGATGGGCTTTTGAGATCTCGCCTGAAATATTTCATCTGCAAGTTCAGCCACGCCATAGACACTGCCACCGGGGCTATCAATGTCAATCAATATCTGCCCAACTGAATCGTCAGTCACAAGTTGTCGAAGTGCGTTTGAGAATTGCTCAGTACTGGTACAGCCCGGTCCGGAAATATTGTCGATCATGTTGCCGCGCTGGGTGATCACTCCACAAAGCGGCAAGACAGCAATCCCGGCATCAGAGCGCTCAGCAGCATATTGCTTTCGTGTGGTCCGAAGCACTCGGTCACTATTGATTTGAAACTTCACTACATCGTCAGGGGATTCCCCTGCTGACCATCGAGCCAGAACGCCGGCGATAGCCTGAAGCCGATCCGGCATCATGGCCCAAGGCGTACTCAAAAATTCGCCAAGTAAAAGTGAAGCATTCATGTTGCCATTCCTAATTTAATTAATTGGTTTTTCAATGTTGTTTCGTCCGGGATCGGATCGCAGGTTGTGGACCAGTGATTAGCAGCGTTGTAGCTAACACCCATGGCCTCAGCAATGAGCGAAATATCGCTCGGGACAATCACTCCCTTTTTGTGGATTCTTCGCGCCAGGCGGCGTGCATTCGATTCAACGAGTGCACCAAACCGCAGTCGGAGATCAGCATCAACTGGGTTTGATACCGAATCGGATTCAGCCTCGGTTTCGGTTTCGGTCGAGGGGTCCGTATCTGAGGAGGAGTTTTCAGGTTCAGATTCTTCTGCATCAGATTCTTCAACCATGTTGAGCGGTCGAAGTGGCTGCTCCAACCCTGCGATTGGATTCAAGTTTTCTGCTGCACGAGCTTCGTTTCGGGTGAGCCAGCCGTTCTGTATGCCACTTTGGTAATAAGCTGAGCGGCTTGCAGCATCGCCTCGCATCAAATTCGCAAAATCAAATTCAACTTCCAGATCTTCGTTCTCAAAGATCAAGTCTCTTTCAATCGCAGCCTCCCAGCGCTCTGCCCATGGCGTCATCGTGTGCATCACGAATTCAAGCGACTGCTGTTCGATATTGGAAAACGTTGCTCGATCCAAGTCGGCAATCATGTGCGGTGGCACTCTGAAGAGGCGGGCAATATCAGTGATCTGAAATTTGCGTAGTTCTAGAAATTGCGCGTCTTTGTTGGTAACGCCTACCTCATGGAATTTCATGCCGTTTTCAAGCACCAGCACCTTGCCCCGATTTGAGCCAGACTGCGCTTGCTGATAGGACTCTCTGAATACGCGCTTGGCCTCAGCGTCCTTAAAATTGCCTGGGAATTCGATCCAGCCTCCGGTGGGCTTGGCGTCATTGGCAAAAAATCGTGCACCATAGTCCTGAGCAGCTAAGGCCATCCCCAAACTCTCGCGGGCAAGTTCAATCGGGCTCATTCCCATCAGTCCATCGGATGATAGGCCGCGCAGATGCCAGACCTCGCCTCGGGGTAACACTATGTCGGTCCCGCTTATCTGACTGATCCGATAGCGGTAATCACCATTGGAGAGCATCTCGAGCTTCACCCGGTCGGGGTGGATAGGGAGTAGTTCTGTAATTTCTCCATTCCTATTGGCCAGAATCTGGCAATAGGCATTACCTCGAAGCGTTAAGTGACCCTGCAGCATCTCCCGCCATTCGAACGGGTTCTGGTAGCGGTTGGGGGTGCGTGCCAGTCGGTGATAAAGCCAATGATCTTTGATACGGTCTTTCCCGCCATCCGGTCTCATCCGGTAGACCACAACGGGTAAAGAGGCCATGGTCTCCGACAAGATGCGCACGCATGCATAGACGGCGGCCAATCGCAGCGCGGCGTCTGAGGAGACACGCATACCGGAGACGCTTTTAGCGCCCACCGGCTCAAAGTAGAAATCACCCCAAGGCGATCGGTCAGTTCGGTAGGCTCTAAACCGATCGAAGAAACTCAGTAATCCCATGGGATTAAAGCAGCATCAATTCATAGTCTGATCCCAGCACGATGGTATCTCCCGGCTTGATTGCGCGGGAGAGCGCCATGATGAGGGCGACGATCCCGTCGATCTTGTTTTCAGGGCGCTCCTTGCGTGGATAAATATTGTCTTTAACATCAAGGTGGGCAACGACATTACTCGCCATCCACGACAACACGGGATCGCCATCATGCGTGAGCTTCTTTTGCAAGACGAGTGCTTCCAGCGTTTTCATCGGCTCACTGAAATTCAACACGGTTGGGCGCACCTCAATCATCGGCAAACCTTCTGAGAGCATACGGGTTGATAGTTGGGTAGCCTGGAACGGATCAAAGGCCACGGCCTGTATGGCAAAGCGAGAGGCCAAATCGAGCAGATCAGCCTCAATCCAGCTAAAGTCAATCACGTTGCCGGGCGTGACCGTGAGTCGTCCTGAGTGCATCCAGCCGGTGTACTGGCTGTTGCCTGCGCCATTGACCGTATCCTCAGGTAAATAATATTTGCCAAATACGACATAGGCATCCGAGATCTCGGGATGCTGAAACACCAGCATCATCGCGGCGATATCGGTCTTGCTGGCTAAATCCAATCCGATCCAGCAGGGTTGGCCGGTGAAATCTTCAATGTCGATGCTTGTATCAGTGCATGCGTCCCATGCACGCATATCCATCCAGGCTGTATCGGCATTGACCCATTCGTTTAGATGCTTGGTCTTGAAATTATTGACCGCGCTCGGCAACTGCATTGCCTTGGCTTGCAGTGGCCCTAGTACCTCAGGCCGGACAGAAATTCCCCAATTGGGATTTGCTTTGATTAACGCGTCCTCACTAGTCCAGTCGTCTCCATCATCTAGTCCATAGATTATGCCGAATTGGGTATCGTCTTCAAAGAGGCCATCGAGAAGCTTCGAGACAAAAGTTCTGACTTCATAGCAAATCCCCGCGCGATTGCTACCTGCTGTTGTGATCACCCAAAGCAGTGAGTTATCGCGTTTGCCCGTACCCGTCTCGACGACGTCGTAGACAGTGCGGGTCTTGTGCGCATGTAACTCGTCCACACAACCGAAATGAATATTCAGACCATCAAGGGTTGAGCCCTCAGCTGAAAGCGCTTCGAACTTTGATCCCGAGGCAAGAACATGCATGTTGTGTGCACCGACCTCTACTGAAAAGCGATGTCGAAAACCTGGACTTCGTCGTGCCATGGTCTGGGCATCACCAAAGACGATCCTCGCCTGGTCACGCGTAGTCGCCAGTGAATACACTTCGGCGCCACCTTCTCGGTCAGCGGCCAACATATAAAGCGCCACCGCTGAGGAAAGGGTGGACTTGGCGTTACCCCGTGGAACCTCAATGTACGAGCGCCGAAAACGTCGTTTGCCATCATCTTTTACCCACCCGAAAACCGTAGTCAGAATGAAGACCTGCCAGGGCTCGAGCTGAATCGGCTCGCCAGCAAGCGGGCCCTTCACGTGAGGCAAGCGCTCAATGAAGGCGCATAAGTTATCCGCTGGATAGAAGGACCGGCCATCGCGGTCAGTCAATTTCGGGTTGAATCGAAATGGGGTGGCCTTACCCCTAAATTTCACTAAATCATTGAGTTGCCGTCGACACGCTAGCTGCACCCAGCGGCACGCTGGAATACTTTTATTTACTACGGCCTCTGCATAACATACAGCTACAGCTGCATAGCTTTGGGTTGTGGTCATTTAATACTTGTTCTCGAAATCTCATCTTTGAAATTATCTATTTTTCAATGAGTTCAATCACTTGTAGATCATGGCGATCAGGGTATTTTTTCTGTAAAAAATTCAAGGCGCTTACAACGGTTCGACCAGGAACAGACGCAGTGATGGAGGAGGTGATGCGTTGACTATTGTTTGGCTTGTTTAAGTAGCTATATCGAATTGTCAAACGCACAGATGCCATGAGCTATTAATCGTGATTTGATGTTTTATGTTTTATGCTTGTGAAACATTACTTGCGACTAAGACCGTACGCATAGTCAATCATGTCCGAAGCAACGTCTGAAATGAATTCAGGTGATGGAAAAATTCCAACTCTTCCTAAATCCAATCTATCCGAATCCCAACACGTTTGTATGGTCGGGTTGGTTGATAACTCACCTGATGAGTGGTGCCTTATGGCGTGGCATAAGTTATCCAATTGCTCGCTATCCAAATTGAAAAATTCACCATTTATTCCATGAGCAAACTCTGCTCCACGTTCCCCATGCATGGGGTCGCGGCCATCATCCCAACGACAGCTATCGTGCAAAAATGCAAAAAGTTCGATGACTAATAAGTCAGCGTTACGCTTGAGTCCAATGCGCTTTCCATGATGCAGAACACGAGCCCAATGGTTTGCACCGTGCAGGCCATGCCAATCAATCTTGAATTGATTTTGAATATAGTCCATCAAGCCGCTTCGGTTGTAATCCATGACTACGACAAATCCTTTGGTCTATTATTTTTCGTCCAGTCGAGCCAATCTTCATAGCCTTCTTGCTCAACCATTTCATTAATGAGCCAAATAGATTCGCTGGGAGAAAGTTTTTTTCTTTCTTCTAGCATTTCGCACAGCTTGTCAAAGTTTTTTATCTCGGAGCTTTTCACGATTTATTTTTTAGTCTTATCTTATTTAATAATCGCTAGACAGAAATTTCTAGTATCTGAAGAACTAATGCTGTGGCAGTAACTTGTTTGATGTTTGACTCGCGCCAAGCACATATTTCGCTCGTCAGTTTCTCTTACTGTATGGCAGTAAGATTCTTGATTTTTTACCAAAGCTAAGCAGACATTTCGGCGATCCGTATTTTGTATGGAATGGCAGTACGACTCATTAGCCCATGCCGTCGAATATTGCCCAAATATGAACAGTTCGATGAGTAACAAACATGGCAATATTTTCATTGATAAATAGTATCACCGGCTCTCTGTTCGAATATTATTACCAAAGATCAATCCGGCAGATTAATTAAGTTTCATGTGTGGGTGAATCTCTAATTAGAGCCTAGATGACACTTAAGAGCGTCAGCCAACAATCTCGGACCAGGGATCATTCACGTCATCATGGTCTTGTGTCACCTGAACCTTCGATCGAGATGCTGGAGTAAACCCCATCTCAGACTCATAACCTTTCATCTCTAGCGCCAGATCACGGATCACATCCATCAGCGGAGAGCGACGCAAGATTCCACTGGGAGTTTTGATGATCATCCCACTAACACCCGATCGATTGATCTTAGCCAGCGCCTCACGGTAAAGGCCGGCACAGTTTGCCCAGCGTTCCAAGACAGTTGCATCGAGCGACGACAGCAGACCAGGCGGCGCATTTTGAACGGCATACGTCCACGCTTCTTTGGCGATCTCAGACATGTATTCGGGTGGCTCTCCCAATCGCCCCTGTGGGCGCGGCTCTTTAGAGTTCGTGCGACATTTCTGCAGCGTCCCCTTGATCTTCTTGACTGCGACAGGAAGGGGTTTACGGCCAGCCATCGTCCGTCCAAAAAAAGTTTTTCATTTTGCACGCACAAAAATTTGGGCTGGCGCGCGCATCGCTGCCGCCCAAGCGTAGAGATTTGACCCCCCTAGGGGGTCTTGCGATTTGCAGCTGTTTCCTTTGCCGTTTTGCGGTTGTGGCAAGGGATGCATAGCGGCTGGAGGTTCGCCCGATCAAACCGAGCACCCCCGGACTTAACTGGCTGGATATGGTCGACAACTTTGGCCGCCACAAGGCGCCCACGGGCCCCACAGGCCGCGCACAGCGGGACTTCGCGCAGAAGGGCGGCACGTACTCGGCGCCACTCGTTGGACTGATAAAAACCTACTTCCGTATCGAAGCTTCGCCGTGCCCGTCCATAATCACGGTGCACTGCGACACGGTGCTTCGGGCAAAAGCCGGGGGTGCCGAGGATGGCCCCGCAGCCCGGATATCGACAGGGGGTAGGAGCGCGTTGGGGCATCCTCGACACTATTCAAAAAAAGAAGCGAAAACAGCCAACTGTTTGCGAGAATTGACTTGTCTTCTCTGGGCGTTGAAGCGTTCATACGAACCCGATCAACGACAACCAGAGGAGTTGCCTCATGAGTAACGAGCTGACTGAAACCCAAGAAACTATCCTGTCGCATGCCCATCAACACACTGAAGGAAAGATTGTTTGGTTTCCTGAGCACATCAAGGGCGGCGCCCGCCAAAAGGTGCTAGACGGCCTTTTCAATCGCGCACTTATTACCCAAGTCGGAGATGAGTTTTTCATTGCCGCCGAAGGTTATGACGCTTTGGGAGTACATCGCAAAGCGCCCATCAGCAGTGAGGCACTGAACGATGTCGTAGCAACCGCCGAAGCAAAACACCATCGCAAAAGAGAGAACTCGAAGCAGGCTCAGGTGATCGCTTTATTAAAGCGACCAGAAGGTGCAACGATCGCGCAGATCTGCGAAGCCACAGGCTGGAAGCAGCACACAGTGCGTGGCACCTTTGCGGGTGCGTTTAAAAAGAAGCTCGGACTGGAGATCACCTCAAGCAAGGAAGAAAACCTTGGGCGCGTGTACCGAATTGCCTAATCAAAATCCTTGATTCAAGCTTCATCCTCAACCGGCTGATGAGCCTTAACAGCTTTTTGGCCGGTAAACTCTTCCCAACGCTTTACGATCACATCTACATACTTGGGATCAAGTTCAATCAATCGGGCACGACGTCCCGTCTTCTCGCAAGCGATCAGCGTGGAGCCTGATCCGCCGAAGGGGTCGAGCACCAAATCTTTCGTTTTACTACTGTTGCGTACCGCGCGTTCGACCAGCTCTACGGGTTTCATTGTTGGATGAAGGTCGTTCTTGGCAGGCTTTTTTATTTGCCAGACATCACCTTGGTCGCGAGCACCGCACCAGAAATGATCAATACCTTCGCGCCACCCGTAGAGGATCGGCTCGTACTGGCGTTGATAGTCGGACCGTCCAAGGGTGAACGTATTCTTAGCCCAGATGATGAAAGTAGACCAGCGACCACCGGCGGCTCTGAAAGCTGCTTGAAGGGTGTCGAGCTCGGAAGAGCTCATCGCAATGTAGACCGCACCTTTGGTATGGGTCAGGATGTTGTGGCAGGCCTCCATCAGAAAGCCACCGAATCCATCGCCCAAGTTGTCGTTCAAGATAGGGCGATTCTTACCCCGCAGCTTGTCTTTGGCTGTGTTGGCATAGTTGACGTTATAAGGCGGGTCGGTAAAGGTCATGTCAACCAGCTCGTCCCCAAGCAAAGCCTTGTAGTGCTCAAGCTTGGTCGCGTCTCCGCAAATGACTTTGTGCTCACCCAAAATCCAGATATCCCCGGCTTGAGAGATGGGCTCAGCCGGCGCTTCAGGAACAGCATCCTCGTCGGTCAGACCGTCATTGGTATCTTCTTCGCCTGCAATCAGCGCATCCCACTCTTCAGGTGAAAAGCCTGTCAGACCAAGATCAAAGCCAGCCTCTTGAAGCTCAGAGAGCTCAACGCCCAAGAGTTCGTTTTCCCAAGAGGCGTTCTCACCGATTTTATTGTCAGCCAGGATCAGTGCGCGCCGTTGCGTATCTGATAGGTGTTCAAGGGGGATAACTGGAACTTCTGTCATACCTAATTTACGTGCCGCGAGTAGACGCCCGTGTCCAGCAATGACGTTGTTCTGTCCGTCTATCAGGATAGGCGCACCCCAGCCGAATTCCCGGATGCTCGCCGCGATCTGAGCCACTTGCGCATCCGAATGTTGCTTGGCATTGCGTGCGTAGGGAATTAGCGTATCGACAGGGCGGTATTCGAGGTGAATGGAATTCATGGATGAGTAAATGAAAAACCCGCCAGACGTTGTCATCAGGCGGGTTTGCTGGTGTTCGGGATCCGAGGCGGATCTCTTGCGACGGTAGCCAAAATGTATCTCGAATTTCCTCAAAACGCGACACCTCCGGTTTTGCGCATTTTCCTCATGAGTCCACAGCGTTTAGCTCGAATACCTAGTTCTACAAAACTTCTATCAATCACTTCGGGAAACATGGTCTGTCACAGCTTGAATAGCGGCATCCCATCGACGTTGGGCGGTGCGTGGAGCAACCCCGAAGCGCTTGGCGATGTCGCACCACTTCCAGCGCTCAGCTCGCATCCAGACGAGCTTTCGCTGCTCGACGTCGAGACATTGGATCCATTGCATCACAATGAGCATCCGGTCGATATCAACAGGTGAGGGTGGAAACCGATAGACTGGCGTATCGTCGCAGACCATGCGCTCGTATTCTGTCCGTACAAAGGCAGGCCACAGGTTGAAATAGCCTTGGACGCGGACCGGTGGCAAGCGGTGAGCAATGCGCGCAGCTTCGGAAATTCTCGACGTGACAATTTCTGTTGTCCAGATGATGCAATCTTTACTCATGCTATCCCTCCTGTGTATCCAATGCCCAGTGGAGCAGGGCGAGTGCATCTGCTTCGTTGTCGTCTTTTACGCTATGCCCCAGTAGCTGCATGGCTTTGATGACCTCGTCTTTATTGGCGTTACCTTTGCCCGTTGCATGTCGCTTGATGGTGCCAACAGGTACCCCCTGGTACGGCAGGTTGTGGTGTTCGCACCAGGCAGATAGCGTTGCCAGTAGACCGCCGTATACATGGGCTGCATCCACACCAGCGTGCCTGCGCACCTCTTCGAAGTACACGCTGTGGATGTCGATTGCCAGCATCCGTAGCTCATTCAACCAACGTTTAAAGCGCAGGTAACGCATACCGCCACCTTCGTAACG